AATGACGTTGGGTGATGCTGCCACAGACAATGTTGTGTTTGGTGCAGATGTAGATTCTAACATTATACCTGACGATGATAATACATATGACTTAGGTTCTTCTAGTCAAGAGTGGAAAGATATATACATTGATGGTGTTGCATACTTAGATGCAATAAACTTTGATGGCACAGCAATTACATCAACCGCTGCCGAGATAAATATACTTGATGGTGATACAAGTGCCACATCAACAACAATAGCAGATGCAGATAGAGTTGTACTCAACGATGGTGGTACAATGAAGCAAGTAGCAGTCACTGACTTGTCTGCTTACTTTGATGATGAAATAACTGCAATGCCTAACCTTGTAACTACTGCAGCGACAACAGTGGGTGCGTTAAATTCTGGTAGCATTACAAGTGGCTTTGGTACTATTGATACAGGGTCATCTACAATCACAACTACAGGTTTAATTACAGGTGGTTCTTTAGATATAGATGATGTTGTTATAAATGGAACAACTATTGGACACACAGATGATACAGACTTAATGACAGTCGCAAGTGGTGTCTTAACTGTAGCAGGTGAAGTTGATGCAGTATCTCTTGACATATCAGGTGATGCAGACATTGATGGTACACTTGAAGCAGATGCAATCACAGTTGCAGGTGTAGCACTAAGTACCTTTATCAGAGATACTGTTGGTACAAATATGATATCAAGTAATACTGAAAGTGGTATTACAGTAACTTATGATACAAGCAATGATAACATTGACTTCTCTGTAGATGCTGCTCAGACAGGTATAACATCTATAAAGAATACAAGTCTTGCTATTGGTAGAGATGATGACAACCTAATAAAGTTTACTACTGACAATGAGATTATCTTTGAAGTATCAGGTGGTGACAACGTAACATTCAAAGCAAGTGGTGAGATAGAAGCTACATCTCTTGACATAAGTGGTGATGCAGATATAGATGGAACACTAGAAGCTGATGCAATCACAGTCAATGGTACTGCCTTATCAAGTGTTATAGCAGGTACAACAGTAGCAAATGCTACATTATCAGCTACAACAACAGTTACAGACAGTACAGCAAATACAAACTTTCCTATAGTATTCCATGACGAATCAAATGGTTTATTAGATGACACAGGAGCATTAAGATATAACCCAAGCACAGGTGAGCTACTTGTACCTAAACTAACTGTAGCAGGTACTACAACGACTGTAGACACAGTTACAATGAACGCAGCCAATGCTATTATATTTGAGGGTGCTACTGCTGATGACCATGAGACTACACTTAGTATTGTAGACCCAACAGCAGACAGAACAATTAACTTACCAAACGTATCAGGTACAATACCTGTATTAGCTGCGGCAAGTAATACAGCAATCACATCTACTCCTGCTGAACTAAACATCTTAGATGGTGTTACATCAACAGCAACAGAATTAAACATTGTAGATGGAGATACATCTGTAGGCACTACAGCAGTCGCAGGTGGAGATGGTATAGTAACTAATGACAATGGTACAATGAGACAGACTTCTCTTGACACCTTTGATACTTACCTATCTGCTACAACAAAGACACTAACTAACAAGACTTTGACTACACCAACAATAACTACACCTGTAGTAAACACAGGATTGCAGTTAAAGAATGGTGCAACATCATCAGGATTTATAGAGTTCTTTGAAGATAGTGATAATGGTACAAATAAAGTAACACTTATAGGACCTTCATCTACAGCAGACGTTACGTTAACATTACCAAGTGTAGCAGGTACAGTAGCTACGACAGCTTCAGCGGCTGACGAAGCCACAGCCTTGGCTATAGCTTTGGGTTAATGCAGATTTTACTTGACAAATAAGGCATTACCGAGTATAATTATATAAAAGGAAAAAGAAATGGCAAATACATTTAAAGTTGTAAACTTCGCTGCAGAACCTGCATCAGCAGGAACTCCATACGTTATGTATACAGCAGGTTCAGGTGTGACAGCAATCGTGCTTGGACTAGTACTCTCAAACATACACACTGCTCAAGTCACAGCGACAGTAAACTTAGTTAGTGACACGGCAGGTAGAGCAGTTACAAACAACACAGCAAACGGAACGAGTATCATAGTTAAAGATGCTCCTATACCTGTAGGTGGTGCTTTGGAACTGATGTCAGGTAACAAGGTTGTACTAGAGACTACTGACCAAGTTACAATAGACTGCTCCGTAGCAGATAAACTCTCAGGTACATTGAGTATAATGGAGATAACATAATATGCCTTACGTTGGAAAAAAACCTGCCGATATAATTGCAACTGCCGTTGACACAACTACAGGTACGTTTAGTGGTGCTGTAAGTGCTGCATCTGTAGATGCTGATGGTGGTGTTACAATAGACAACATTACTATTGACGGAACAGAGATTGACTTATCTAGTGGTGACTTAACACTTGATGTCGCAGGAGATATTATTCTTGATGCTGATGGACAACAAATATTTCTAAAAAATGATGGTACTCATTGGGGTACGTTATTAACTAATGGCACACCTCAACATTTTTATATTGACTCTAAAATTTCAGATGGGGATTTAATTTTTAGAGGTAATGATGGTGGCTCTACAATAACTGCACTTACACTTGATATGTCAGATGCTGGTACAGCAATATTTAACCATGATGCTAAAATTACGTCAGGTAATATTCAATTTGGTGCTTCAGGTTCTGAAACTGGTCAAATTGAAATTAATAGTAGTAGATTGCTACAAAGAAGTACTGGAGATGCTTCAGGATTACGTTTTGATGGTTCAGCATATACACCATTTAAAAATGGCTCACAAGCAAATGGTACAGTTGATATAGGTTCTAGTGGAGCAAGGTACAAAGACCTCTACCTATCAGGTAACGTATACATAGGGGGTACTGGTTCAAGTAATGCTTTTGACGATTACGAAGAAGGAACTTTTGAAACTACTGTAGGTCCAAGTACTAGTGGTACTGTTACTTTAACTAGTAGTGAAAATACTTTGAGTTATACTAAAATAGGTAGAAAAGTAAGTATATTAGGTGCAATTTCTGTAAATGCTGTAAGTAGTCCAGTTGGAACTTTTGTTAGTATAAATAATCTACCTTTTACAATTGGTGATTTAACAGAACTTGCAGGAAGGGGTTCTGCTTCAATAACTTTTAATGACAATACTGTTAGTGGTTCTGATTCGTTTGAAGCAGAAGGTAGTTTACTTATTGAAGGTGAATCTAGAATAAGAGTATATAGAGATGCTAGTACTGTTGCAGGTGGTGACCACTTTTATATAAGTGCAACATATTTTACATCATAATTTAGGGAGTAAATAAAATGGCAATAACAAAAGAAACAGAAATACCAAAAATAGAAGTTGTAAATTCTTGGAACATACAAGTTGCGACAGATACAGTCATCAAAGAAGATGGAACTGAAATCAGTAGGTCAAGACATAGGCACGTTCTACAACCATGCACATCATCAAAAGATAGTGATGACAAGTGGACACACACAGACACCGACATAAGTTCAGAAGCTACCGAAGTACAAGCAGTAGTCAATGCAGTATGGACAGATACAGTCAAAGCTAATTACAAAACATTTGTGGAATCACAAGGAATATAAAACATGGCATACATAGGAGTATCTCCTTCCAACGGAGTTAGGCAAAAGCATACATACACTGCCACTGCATCCCAAACAT